ATTTAATATATAATTCTTATATTCTTATACAAAAAAGCAAAAAAGTATTTCATAATAATGATTTATTAAGAATGTTTTTAGTTAAATCAGGCATTAAAATAACACCTAAAAAACCTCAAGTTAAAATAAAAGTCAAAAGTGGAAAGTCAAAATATATAGTTAATACAAATTATTTTGATTTTTCTAATAATGTTGATATAATAAAAGATGTTTTAAAAGATTATGAATATTCTATAGAAATTATAACAGTATGAAAGATAAACCAAATTATTATGCAGTTTTAACAGCAGAAGTTAGATATAATAAATATTTAACACCAAATGCTAAATTATTATTTGCTGAAATTACTGCCTTATGTAATATGAATGGACAATGTTTTGCTACTAATAATTATTTTGCTAAATTATATGGTAAATCTAAGACAAGTATATCTAAGTGGATAAGTCAATTAGCTACGTTTGGATATATAACAATAGAATATACATTCAAAGAAGGTAGTAAAGAAATTGATAAGAGGTATTTAAGAATAGTTAATGGAGGTATTAAAGAAAACTTAAAGGGGGGTATTAAAGAAAACTTAAAAGATAATACTACAAGTAATAATACTAATATTATATATAATAATAATATACGCTTTAAAAAACCATTAATATTTGAAATTAAGGAATATTGTTTAGAAAGAAATAATAATATAGATGCAGAATCTTTTTATGATTTTTATGAATCTAAAAATTGGTTTGTAGGTAAAAATAAAATGAAAGATTGGAAAGCTTGTATAAGAACTTGGGAACGAAGAAATAAGCCAAAAACAAGTACAAGCAAATTAGATGCTCAAATTAGTGAATGGCAAAAAGCAAAAAATTTATTATGATAAAAGAATATAAACAAATGATGTATTTAGAAAATTTACATAAAAAAAATACAATAGATTTAGATAAATATTTTAAATATAGTGGTAAAATAGAAGTAGGTAAAAAATTCAAAGAGCCTAAAGGAGACTATGTATATAAACATAGGATTATAATTAATAATGATATGAGTAAATATAAATTTTAATATGGATAAAATAGATAAAGGAGAAATAATATATGGTAATTTAAAAATAAGCTATCAAAAAAATAATAGAAATTATATAAAAGATTTAAATGAAATAGTTTTTTCAAAAAAATATAATGATGAATTATTTCCAATATTGGATAGTAAATTATATTCTGTAATTTTAAGGAAATTAGAAAAAAACATATATCATCATCATTTATTAAAAAATATTAAAGTTTTAGATTTAAAAATTATAGCAAGAACAGGTTATATAGATAAAAAATATTATGTTGAAATATAAATTTAAAAAATGAATTATAGAAAATTATATAAAGACAATATAGGAAAAATACCTAAAAATTGGGATATTCATCATATAGATTTTAATCACGATAATAATGATTTAAATAATTTAATTGCAGTTCCAAAAATTGTACATACTATTATACATCAAACAGGATATTTAGATAAAGAAGAAATAGAAAATTTAATTCAAATATATAATGAAAACATTACAAGAGGAAAACATTAAACAATTAACAGAAAGTTTATTAGATTTAATTGCTAAGACATCTGTAGAATTAGGACATAGAGCAGATGCACAGACAATGGCTTCTTTGGCTAAAATATTAGCTGAAGATTTACAAAAAGAAAATAGGTTTAGAAGAATGTATTTAAATCAAATTATTGATTCTTTTTATATGGGGGTTCGTTATAGTGATTTTGAACCATTTTTAAATATCAGAACATTTTATCGTTGGATATTACAGCATAAAAAAAGAATATCAGATGCAATTTATAGGACTGAAACTTTGAAGCAGAAGAATGTAGAATTTTATCAACCACAATTAAAACAAATAAAATGAAAACAATCAGAATAACTAGAGATGAAATAAAAACTCAAAAAGATGCTATATTATGGCATTTAAAAACTTATGGTAATATAACAAGTTGGGAGGCAATTAAAGAATATGGTGCTACACGATTATCAGGTATAATATTTGATTTAAAAGATGAAGGTTATCCAATAGAAACTAATTTGATAGAATGGAAAACTAGATTTGGAAGAATTACGAATATAGCTAGGTATCAATATTATAAACCTATACCAAAAGATGAACAAATGATTATATGGGGGTAAAAAAACCAATAAGTAAACTAAAAAAAGAATTAGATAAATGGTTTAGTTTATATATAAGATTAAAAGATAGTGATGATAATGGTATGGTAAAATGTTATACATCAGGTAGGAAATATCATTATAAGCAAATCCATGCAGGCCATTTTATGAGTAGACGTCATTTATCGACACGTTGGTTAGAAAAAAATGTTAAGCCCCAATCAGCAGCAGATAATTTATTTGGACAAGGAGAACAATATAAGTTTGGATTGCAATTAGATAATGAATATGGTGTAGGTACTGCTGAAGAATTACAATTTATAGCAAGACAGACTTATAAAATTACTAGAGTAGATTATATAGAAAAAATAAGTTATTATAAAGAACTTGTTAAAAACTTAAAAAAAGAAAAAAATCTAGAATAATATATTTTATATATTTGGGTAATGACAAAACCCATATTTGCAAATACTATGCATCAAATAATTATAAATGATTATTTGAAGTTAATGCTATCGTTTGTTAAAGAGATTTCATCTGAAACAAAATACGAAAATTTTAAAGAAGTTTTAGAATTAATTATAGAATATCATAATAGTTATGGTAAAGATGTTTCTGTAATATCAGGTAATTGGAATGATTGGTTGATGATTATACCTATAAATACATCAGTAATGGTAAATGGTTTTTTTGCAGGTATACAAACAAAAAGAAATTTAGAATCTATAAGAGCATATAAATTGTTGTTAGACAATGCTTTAGAAATGTTGGTTAGAGATTTAAGAGATATAGAAAAAAATAATGAATAAAATATATCAAGAAGTAGCTAATTGTAGAAAAACATTTGTAGAAATGTCTTATACTTTTAGTCTTGATGAAAATGAAATTAATGAAGTTGTTCAAGAATTAATGTTATATTTTATGCAAATGAATCCTGATACTTTAAAATCTATATATGAAAAAGATGGTAAGAAAGGTATTTTATCTTATGGAGCAGTGGTTTTAAGGAGAAGCTTTACAAGCCCTAGGAGTCCTTATTATTATAAGTACAAGAAGTATTATACTAATTTAGATAGTTATTCCAGTACTATAACTTATGAGGTAAAAAGTATAAATGAAAAGAATTTATATAATATACCAAACCCTGAAGAATATAAACAATGGCAAAAGTTAGAACAAATAGATAAAGCATTAGATAATTTCTATTGGTATGATAGAGATGTATTTAAACTTTATTATTATGAAGGCAATACATTAAGTGGATTAGCAAAAAAAACAGGTATAAGCAGAAACAGTTTATTTTCCACTATTGACAAAGTAAGAGAACAATTAAAAGAGCTTTTAGATGAATAAATTTTTCGTATCTGATGAAGTTTATAATGATAGATTAAACATCTGTAAAAGTTGTGATTATTATTTTAAACCAACAGGAAGTTGCAAAGTTTGTTTGTGTTTTATGTCGATCAAAGCTAGAATTAGTTTAATGGAATGCCCACAGAAGTATTGGTTAAAGACAAAGGAAATAGAACAACCTGAAGGTATTCCTGATGAATTAATACAAGAGGTAATAGTATTATGGGAAGATATTAAAACAGGAATAGCTAAAAACCAAGCAGCTAAAAAAAGAATGATAACATTATTTAACACAATTTATAATACAAATTATGACACAGGCACAAGTTGCGGCACCTGTTTGAATGATTGTTTTAAAGGAATAAAAAATATATATGAAAAATACAAATAAAATACCTAATTATTATATAGGAAAATACTATAAATATGAAGCAAGAAAAGTAATTGCTGATTGGGAATTGAGTTACAATGTAGGTAATTCTGTTACCTATCTCTTAAGGTGTGGAAAAAAAACAGAAAAGGGAATGAGCAATATGGATAAACATATAGAAGATATAAAAAAAGCTATACACCATTTAGAATTTGAATTAGAAGAATTAGAGAAAAAGAAATTAAGTCAAGTTAGATTAAACCATATTTAAAGGAGAGTAGGCATATTGCCAAAATAATATATTAAATGTTTTTATGCTCTCCTTTATTTTAAAACAAAAATTATGTTAAACTATGTATGTAATGTTTGTGGTAACACGAGACAATTAGCAAAAGCAACATTAGAAGTTGTTGATGGTAAAGTAAGAACAAGGGAAGCATTATGTGAATGTGGTGCTTATATGCAAGAAGAA